TTGCTTTTTTGCTTTTTTGCTTTTTTGCTTTTTTGCTTTTTTTTGCTTTTTTTTGTTTTTTTTTTTTTTTTTTTTCTAGACGTATAACTATAACCGAAACTAAGTAACCGCGGCTAAAACGGCGGTTCTTCCCCTCGTTCCTTCGGGATCCAAGGCCCGCGGTCCGTGCTTTGTGTAACGGGGACGGTAACGGGTTCTTTTTGTTTTTTGGGTCCTAGTATTTGGTTTATGAATGTTGGCAGATCGTCTGCCCATTTATTTATGTGGTCCATGTTTACTCCTTTGGTGCCGCGGCTCACGGGCCGCGGCGAGTGTTTTATGATCTTTTTCCAAATCCGGATTGTTCTTGATCTGGTGGGATGTATGACCCGAGCCAGTGGGTGTTTACCCCGACAGGTTTTCCGTAATGAATTTCGTATTCTTTTTGCGCATGGGCTGGCACAAAATGCATACTAAATTCATAGTCCTGGCGAAGGAACCAATCGTAGACTTTTTTGTAATCTGCGTCGGTTTTCCATTCAAAACCGTTTGATCCAAAAAAGTGGTATTCGATTTCTTTTGAATTATCCTCGTCGTATTTTTCGACATTATAGGACGGTTCAAATTTAAACTTTTCCATGTTCTTTTCTCCATGTAGAGCCGGCGCTCATTTTAAAACAGCATTTACGTGTCGAGACCGCTGTTCAATTCCGTCTTTTGAACGCGCTTCTCCCAACCATGTTACTATTTTTTACAGCAAGAATACAGCGGTTTTACAGCGTCAAATTGACGCACTTTTTATTAAAACTACCCGTAAAAGACTGATTTAATTGATGTTTATAGATTATTTATTTTAGACTTGACAGTTTTGCATGCGCAGATCATCTTATACCGTGTGTATATTTGGAGGCAACACAGTGTTTAAAACTTCTACAGTAATCAAAGCACCTTCAGGACGTTTTATCTTTGTTGGTCGCGTTCACGAAAGCCTTTGCAACAAAAGTTTTGAATCAATTGCAGATGCAAAGGTTGCTGCAATTGATTGCATGATGGAAATCGGGGAAACTTTTCCGGTTTCTATTCAAGTATCTGAAACGGAGTGGACAAAGAATGCCTAAACACACGGTAGATTTAACCAATTACGAAAACTACGAGAAGGGGCGCGTCCATGCCAAGCAAGACGTTCTGTGCCCTGACTTTGATGTATCGGAAGCCATTGCGTCATTTGATAATGACCCTGCGGACAGCCCGTTTGAGCGTGGGTATCTGCGTGGATTGAAGGAGGTGCAGTCATGAGCAACTACAGTTCAATGTCAGCGCGAATCAAAAACGCAGTAACAATGGAAGATCTTTGTTCTTTGGATAAGTCTTTGAGCCGGATCTATGGTGTGGGTGCACTGACGGCCCGTGAGTTCATGAGACTTGACGGAATGATACTAGATCGAAAAGAGGAGATAAACTAATGCCTAATCATTGTTATTTAGATGTAAATGTCCAAGGGCCGCGGGCCATGGCTCACGAATTATTTTTCAACGTGGAGCTCAAGTACCCTCGGTTCTGTGACGCTGTTGTGCCGCAACCGTTGGCGTCGTTCTCGCGGATTGACCAATATCCGGACGGACCTATGGACTGGCGCATTGCACACTGGGGAACCAAATGGGATGTGTGCGAGGTTGAGATCACTGAGCCGTTTAAGATGTCGGACGATGAGACGAAGGGCAAGTTTGCTTTCAAAGGCTGGACTGCGTGGTCTCCACCCGTTCCTGTATGGGATCGTTTGACTGAGTTGGGGTTTGATATTTCTGCGTCATACGTGGACGAGGGTGGAATGTTTAAGGGCGCGTACATTTTTGGCAAGGACAATTGCTGGGATCCGAAAGAGGAGGCAGCCTGATGGGGGAATTGAAACCAATTGCCGAGGCTCATGCCGAGGCGGAAGCGTTCTTTGAGCGCGATGACGTGCAAGCCATTTTTCAAGAGGCGTTTGCTCTGGCTACGGTGAAGCTGCCTAACTACCAGTTGGGTAAGACTTGGTGGAAGCGTATGTATAAAGAGCCCCACCCCTCCAAAAAGAAGCGCGACGCGCTGTATGAATTGGAACGGGATTTGTCATACGTTGCGTTTGCACTGAACCGACGTGTCCAAAGCGTTGAGATAAAGGAGGTGGCGTGATGGAGGGCACTGTAGAACTATCTGTTGTTCTAAAGATGATAGAGCAAGCTTATGATTCAGGATATGTAAGGGCTTCCCCATCGTTCCGCGACCCCGTGGTGGTGCCAGAAGGTGCACGATCTTGTGACCTGTTCAGAGTTATTAGCAAGTTCATCTCAACCCAAGGAGACGCATGATGAGTGAGCATGAGATGAACGACTTGTTGGACGAGGTGTTCCGCAAAGTATTCGGGGAGCGGTGGTGATGAGAGCTTATGACAGGAGCCCAGACACGTTAAAGATTTGGGAGCTACACTTTGCAGGACACTCTGTTCGGGAGATCGAAGCAGAGTTGGGATTTAAATTTGGTAAAATAAACTCTGCATTAAGACGTGGACGCGAGTCGGGGGTCATACCGCCTCGTCGAAACGAACGACCTTTACGTATGCAAGTGGACGGGACGCAATCCTATATGCGATTAGGGTCCATATCATTTATCGTGAACTCTCTCAACTTGGACCAAATGCATTGGCTTGCAGCGGAGATCCGCACTTGTGGATGTGAAACGGTGAGTGAGTTTATTTTGGAACTGGTGCGGGATGCCCACGCCAATGAGGAGGTGAAGAATGGATAAGCTTAGAGAGATGCTTCGTGAGATGGAAGACAACCTCGGGATATGGGGCGACATAATCGCCGGCCTTTGCCTGATGCTTACGCTCTATGGCGTTTTGATATTTGCCCTGGTGTTGTGATGGGCAGGATGCAAGACGAACTTATCCGGTTGCAAGAGACGCCCATCCTGGACGAATGCCCCGATTGCGGCGGCGATATGATTGTTGAAACAATTGTGCCGATCGTCAGGAGCGTGAACGTTGACGTGGGGTTTCACGATTACGTGACGGAGAACTGCTATGAGTGTACTGACGGGAAGATTGATCGTCTCTGCACCGAGTGCGGAGAACCCGTGACGATGATCATGGGACCAGACGCAACCATTTGTGAGATGTGTAAACAATAAGGAGGAAGAAATGACGGACAAACGCAGGTTATCTCCCGCGGATGAAGCAATACTTAGATATTTGCGCAGCCAGGTGGATAAATTACAGGACGAGCGGTACAGGCAAGATGCGCGGCCTTCTATAAAAAACGAGCTTCACATAGCAATACGCGATTTGCGCGAGTTTACTGCAAAAAAACGTAAATCAGGGAAGCGTGTTTAAAAAAACCTCGACTGGGCAGTGCGAAACCTAGCCAGCCGAGGAAGTTGTTGAAACAATCAGATTAAACAGGCGAATGTTTAATCGAGCAATACCGTTAGTATACTCGCTCAATCTATCGACGCAAGGTCTCAATCCCAGCTTTTCGGAAAGCTTCCTCAGTTTCTTTTTTTACAGCTTCCGCAAGTATTTGGTCCGCCTCTTTTTTCTGAGAGACCTTATTTTTTTGCACTTGTTCCGTAAGAACCCGCATATCGTTGTCCGAAAGGTTCTTGGTTTTCCAAAAATCAAACATCATTCGCAGTTGACCACCAATGGTCCTGCCCTCGATATACGCAACCGCCACCAATTCCTCGTAAGTGGCCCTTGGGACAAGTACGCTCTTCCATTTTTTAGTATTCATGGCAAACCCCCAATCCTATATGTGGGAATATATAAGATAAGCTGAATTTACGCAAGAAAAAACCCTCTCGCTGCCCGGCGGGAGGGTTAATTCAAAAAAAGCACCGTCCTTGCATGTTTATTTGGAGAAAAGAACAATGTGTTTCAGTGCTTTTTACTCTCAGTCACAAGAGATATATCACATTTCTGTAGTTTGCCCCCAGGAATCTCCCATGTCAATATCACATTTGTTTGGAATGCACAAAGAAATGGAATTTTCCATTATTTCTCTGATTTCTTTGGCTTTATCTAACGAATCCACGCTAAACGCCAATTCATCGTGCACTTGAATCAGTGGAGTATGCCCTGCGTTATAAACGTCTAGCCACGCCTTTTTAGTCATGTCCGCGGCCGACGCTTGGATTAGCCTGTTCAAAGCCTTGTATGTCATGGCGCGCTTAAGGCGCGTCGTTGGACCGTGGGCCGCGACTGCTTCTTGGTAGGGCATGGCCTTATGCATATCGAACGTGTCGGGCTCCCAGAGATTAAAGCGGCACTTTCTACCGTGCAGCGAGCGCACAGAGCCGCTTGACCTGGGGTCTTCTAAACGACGCTGCACTCCAGAGTTGAGTTGCTTTAGGAATGGTAGCGTTGCGTTGAATTGTTTTAGTATCGCGCGCGCTTCGTCTACGGACACGTCCAATTCGCCAGAGAGTTTGTTCACACCCATGCCGTAAATAATGCCGAGGCCGACAGATTTAGCGGCTTTACGTTTGAGCCCGGTCATTTCAGCCACCATGGTATGAAAATCGGTATTGGGGTCGTTGGTATAGGCGTCTACCATCTCTGCTACGCCGGCCAATTGGGTCCGCGTACTTTTACCATAGGCATCCGCATAATGCACCGCGATCCGCGGTTCCTGCTGCGAGAAGTCAATGGACGCCCACTGCTCGCCTTCTTCGGGGAGAAACAGGCTACGGATCATTGGGCCTAATTCTGGATCGCGGGCCGGGATTTGTTGAAGGTTGGGGTTGGACATGGATACGCGGCCACTGACTGTCCCGCCGTCCTCGGATCGGATTTGATTTATGTGCCCGTGGATCCGCCCATCGGGGCCCACGTAGCGCAACAATCCATCAATAAAGGTGCCGTTTATTTTGTTATACGCGCGCGCTTGCACAATCGATTGCGCCAATTCGTGCGGATGTTCTGAGAGAAATTGTTTAGTAAACGAGGGAGCGCCTTTTTCTGTGCGCGGATATTCCAGACCGGTCTTATCAAATGCTTGCGCTATTGATTGTGCCGCCCATATCTCAACATCCTTTCCAACGATGCCCTTAATCTTTTTTAGCAGACCTTTTTCTCGTTTCAAAACGGTTTGTTTGGATTTTTCGGCCAAATCGAGGTTTACGCGCACCCCTTTTAGGGTCATGTCCACCAAGCATGGGAGCAAGCTGTTTTCTAGTTCCCAGATAGACCAAAGGTCCTCTCGGGCGATTTCCGTTTTAAAGTGGTTCCAGAGCTCCAGGGTCAGCGTTGCGTCGCCCTCGGCGTATCCACCGACATGCATGGCCGGCAATTTCCACATTTCGCTCTTGGGGTCCACTCCAAACTCCCGCGCAGCCTCCTTCAAACCCTTCTCGGCCTTGGTTTTGCCTAAATAATCATATCCCAGCGCATTTAGCGCATAACTAAAACGGTTTTCGTCCAGCAAATTGGCCGTAACCATAGTGTCAATAATACGCCCGTTAACGTTGTATCCATCCGCGCGCAGCCATCCCAGATCATACTGAGCGTTGTGCATAATTTTATCCGCGGGGGAGTTTAATTGCTTCTGCAACCACCGACGCACGATGCCTTCATCCAAGTTTCCCCCGCCCCAATGCCGGACAGGCAGATATCCGGACCACCCGCTAGTCGCTACGGCAAACCCAATGATTTCGCCGTCTTTAGTGGGCCACCCAGGACCTTTGTTTTTTAGGTTGGGATCTTTTGTTTCCAAATCAATACAAAGTTCTTTTGCATCCGTCAGGTCTGGGAGCTCGCTTGGAGGCACCCACTCCGTTTTTGGCGGGAATAACGGCATTTGCATTTTAGTCTGCATTTTTTATGTCCTTAATAATCGTATCTACGGGGCGAGCATCGCGTTCTACAAACTCTGCGCCCAGCGCGGTATAGCCCGCTTTATCTATCCACGAATCCCCGTGGTCTATCGTCTCGATCAGACGACTTGTTTTAACCCAGTCCATCATCAACGTGACGTGAGCCGGGGTCAGGTGACCGTGGCTCTTTAGGGCTCCGCTCATAATGATGTTCCAACCATCTGCAATTCGGCCGTGGTTTTCATACGCATCGCCGTAGTCTTTGGCCCGGTCCCCGTTTATTAAGGACTTTGCTTTGTCCAGCACTTCATCTCGTTTCATAAATCATAACTCCTCGTCACATCTTCAGGATCTACTATATAGAGATTTTTCCGCGTCCTGGTGACGCCCACGTAAAATACCCGGTGCATATCATCTCCCATGTCCCTTAAAGCAGCAGCCGTTAGATCTGTAAACAAAACCACGTTATCCGCTTCCCCGCCCTTAGACCCGTGGATCGTGGACAGTTTTATGCGAGGCACGGCGTTAAACTTCTCCCCACTGCGCAACAGTGCCGTGATATAGACCCGATCGAGATCGGGCATTTTGTCCATAGCCTCATGCCACACCATGTCACCCTGGACTAAGAGGCCGTGATGCTCTTGTAGGTCGGCTAACGTAAAAATCTTTTCTTCGTCATGGGTTTTAAACCGCTTAAATCCGCGCGTTATGTGCCGGCCATTACCCGACATGTAATCATAAATGTTCTGCGCCGTCTTACAGTCGATACTTTTGCCACGCCGCATCTGCTCCCAACCGTTGACCGCGCTACTGACCTTTTGGGAAATTGACCGGTGGCCGTTACGCTCGAACAAATACCCATTGTATTTGAGGGTTTCGGCGACGGGGGACAGCATATAGTTGGCTTGCGCCATTACAAGCCACTCGCCCTCAGACATGTCCATATCACCCACGCTGTAGACGCGCTCTACCGTGCCCGGCTCTTTACGTGGCAGATAATTCTTTGGAAATCGTCGAGTTATTCGACGGGCCACTTGTTCTGCTACGCGGTGTACGTTTGCGGGTATTCTGTAGGATTGCTCCAATACATCTGACCCACCCTCTAAATTAATAAAATGATCGACATCTGCGCCGGCCCAGCGGTAAATCGCCTGATCGTCATCACCCGCGCAATACATTCGGTCGGACAAATCGTCTAATGCATGCGCAATGTCCCACTGCACTGGAGATAAATCCTGCGCCTCGTCCATGAAACACAACTTAAATCTCGGGCAATTGACCACCGCCTTCGTGGCAAAAGAGATCAACATGTCCGTGTAGTCCACTAGCCCCTGCACCTCTTTGTATGCAGTGTACGCGCGATTAACATAGTCCACTTCCGTCCATGCTTCGTGGATGTTGCTGCTGTTGTACTCGTCCCGTAGCTTGGTTTTTTTAAGCCGCGATAGGTTAATCAGCTGTAAAATCGGATGATCCGAGGACACCAAAATATCGTCGTCTGAAATTTTAGACACATTCAAAGATATCCCTATTTTGTAGGACAACTCATTGTAGTGTTCCGGCTGCATTAACTGATTGTCTTTGAGCCCCAGCATTCGATAGGCCAGAGAGTGCAGCGTGCGAAAATATGGCAGATCTTTTTCGGGGTCCAGGTTAAACCGAATGGCGGCGCGCTCCTTGGCTTCATTCGCGGCTTTCCGAGTAAAGGCTAGGAAGGCAATTGTATTTGGAGATGTACCATTGGAGAGGGCTTCCTCCACCATATTTAGTAGTGTCGTAGTTTTTCCCGTACCGGGGGGTCCGAAGATGCGATACATCGTAACCAGCCTCCTCAATTGCTCCAAATAATTCTTTTACTGTAACCACCCCACAATTGGGTATCGCCAGAAGTTCCGCCGGGTCCACCCGATCTACAAATTCTTGCACGCGTAGTGTCGGTGGAACCCCGTTGCGGATCGCATTCGTTGTGCGAATAGACACCAACGGCGGTATAAATTGATCCATGCGAGTAATGTTACTGAAATCAAAAAAAGGATCGTTTTGTTTGGCGCGGGCATACCATATCTCCAAACGCTCACGTTTGGCCAGTATCTGCCGCACGCGTTCGCGAGTGATGCCAAACGCGTTGCCTATCTTTTGATATGAATACCGGGGCCGGCCCTTTTCATTGAGCTCCTGCCGCATAGCATAAATTTTTCTCATTCTTTCTGATGACATTAGAATGGTGCCTCCGCGCCTTGTCCAAAATCAGGAGTATCTATGTCAAAGTTTACAATGTCGTAGGCGGGGATAACCCACAGACGAACTGCTTTACCCTTGATTTTCATAACAGTACTTTCCCCGTTTCGATCCCGAAGTCGCTGCGCAATTTTGTGACTTTTGTATTCAAAGAATTTATTCTTACGAAGGTGCCCCTCAAAGTCTTTAAGCCTAAAGTAAATGCGCCCTTCATCCTCATCTGTATAAGGTCGGCGCAACAATATTTCCTCGCGCGTATTGGCTTTTTGCAGCGTCGTGCAAAACTCTTCCAGATAGTCATAGAACTGGCCGTCGATCGATGCGTCCTCAGACACCTCCACAATGGCGCCCTCAGTCTCGGTCATGTCCGTTAGCAATTGATTGATCCGAGCCTCCCACTGCTCTTTGCGCGCGGTCCGTGGGAGATGGTTCAACTGCTCTACACATGATCGTTGAAACGCGGTCTGATTCATCAGCGCCTCCGTGTCTAGCTCCAGAGGCTCCCCGTTGACGTCCATGAACCAAACCGGGGGCAGAGAGTTGTATTTGCGCAAGTTGGCCACTGTAGCCCCTGTCACAGCCGCTCCCACGCCGTATTTCCTAGTACGGCATAACTCGGCGTTGCAGTAGGACTGTATGGGCGCGTCTTTACATTTATACGCGTAATCCTTTTTCTGTAGCTGCTTGGCCACAATGTTAACTTCGTTGAGCGGCAATGGCGGATCTAAATACTGCGCATTGTATGATAGAATTTCAGATTCCCAGCTGTCGGGGTACGCTTTGCGTAAGTATACGCCTAAGTTAAATAATCCATTGTTGCGCCCACCTTCGCTTATCTTTTGCTTGGCAAGGATCTGGAGGCACGGCGGGCCGCTAGGAATAACCGCATCGCCAGTATCCTCGATTTTTAGCGCCTGGACCTGCTCCGGCGTTTGAACATACTGCTCATGTAATGCAAAAAACTCGGCTAAAGTAGCCGCAGTCCCATCATCGTTAAATCCGTAACGGAGGCCGTCCTCCGCGTTGTAATATGGCATGTTTAAGAAGTTGCCCACGTCTCCGCGGTCTAAGAACAGTTTTATCTGTTTTGGAAAAATCTCGCAGCCACCATGGCCAAGGACTGAGGCTATATGACCGAGCACTTCCTGCATCTCTTTTGCCGTGATCCAATCGCTCACAAACAAAAACATATGTGCACCGCCCGACTTTGATCGACATACGACCAAAGGCAGCTTCAACTTTCGAATTTGCGATATTAACAACTTGTGGTCGAGCGGATAGGTATCTACGTCGATACACCCCCATTTGACCTTATTGTCTTCGTTAATCGGAATAATGCCTACACTAACACCCTTTCCAGAGAGATGCCCCTCCCAGTGTTTCGTGGTCCGCGGTTCGCGAACTACGGTGGCTTTACCCGCTTTTTTACCGTTTGCCTGTGTTTTATCTATTGTATACGTGCCGTAGGCTTGCTCTAGCCCGGCAAAAATATCGGCAAACTTTTGTACATCTGACATGCCCGTCCTTCCCTAAGATACAAAAAGGGCCACGCATAATACGTGGCCCACGTTTGACTTAAAACGGTATATCACGGTCGTCAGATACTTCGTCGGCGCCCTCGTCGTTTGAGTGCTTTACCAAAACGTCACCCTTTTGAATGCTCTGAGCAAAGGATTTTCCTTGCTGATACGTCGCCGCGTCATTCACAACACCGTCCAGACTAATGGCCCAGCCATGCCAGGAACCTTTGCTGTTCTCCTCAGAAATTGATCGGAGGATGTATGTGTGGCTAAATCGTGGAGCTTGGAAAGGCCCGCTTTTACCCATCAAAGTGCGACCTTGAATCATCGAGTTCCATTTGCGCGACTTTTTTAGCTGCGTGGACTTCATCGCAATCAGTGCGGACTGACAACTTCCGTCCTCATTAATAACCAGGACAAAATGTTGGTGGGTTTCTTCAATGTAAGTGCCATTGCCGCCGATAACGTAGTCTTTGTTATCGTCTTTATTGCGCTCAACTTTTGGCCGCTCATCGGCGGGGGAATAAATTTGAACTGGCGCACCGCTTCCAACACCTCTTGGCGCCCATTCGATAAAGACACGCTGATAAGCGCACGGCACTACAACAATGCCTTCTTTGCCCTTATAAACGTCACCCGTCACGCTGTTGTAAATATCGCCCTTGCGGCCGGTAAACGTATCGTCGTCTAATAGCGTGTCCTGACCAGATAAGATTTTTAAAAACGGTAGCGCAAGATCCTCTTGCGTCATGTTTTCATTGCCCGAGCCCGCGTCAGCCTCAAACATACTCGGATCGAAAGCCTGTACCTCAGACTTCTTTGTTTTAGCTACTGATTTACTAGCCATTTTATTTTCCTCCCTTAATTGATGCGCGCTGTGAAATGTATGCGCCAAAAGTTTCCATGGGAAAATCTTCCCCGTTTTCTACACGTTCGCGGATCCACGCCTTCAGCGTGCTTGCGTGAACGTCTTGTTTTTGCTGGGCGACATAACCTTTAGCAGATGCAATTGCATAAAACTCTTCAGCTTTGCCGTCTTCTCCGCGTCCAAACTGACACGATACGACGTTTTTAATAATGTCGTCATGGCCGTTGTTGCGAAGCCATTCAAAAGCGGCTTCTTTGTTGTTAACGCTAATGTGGCCTGAGTACAAAGGCTTGATCTCTACTTTAGAGCCGTCGTCCAAAGTAAACGAAGATACGCCCATTTCTTGCAGTACTGAAGGCAGATCTTCATCTGTAAGCTTCAACAGTTCTTTCTTTTTTTCTTTAAGAAAGTCTTCGGATTGCTTGATAATCTCTTCGGCTTCCCGAATGCGGCGTGCTAACTTGCCCACCGACTTTAGTCCCTCTCCGTCAAATCGTTCAAGGACGGCAGAGGAATCGTCGTTTTCCATCATATCGAGTAAACTACTCATATTTTTCTCCGTGGTTCGTGGTTCGTGGTTAAAGAGATTTTTTGTCCCTTGCATATCGCATATAATTATATATATTGAAGGCGTCAAGGAGAAAATGCAATGTACAAATTTAAAACAGAACCGTATGACCACCAGCGAACCGCCTTTAATGAATCGTGGGCCGCGGAGTATTACGCGTTGTTTATGGAAATGGGCACGGGGAAAACCAAAGTTGCCATTGATACTATCGCTGCGCTTTACGAAGAAGGTCGTATTGACGCTGCTTTAATACTCGCACCAAAGGGGGTTTATGACAACTGGGTGCAAGGAGAAATTCCAATACATTTGCCAGACCGCATTGAGCGCGAGGTTTTACGGTGGCAGGCTAACGCTACTAAAGGATTTAAAGAAAAGCTTCGTAACTTTGCCCTCCCAGGCAAAGACCGCAAACCCATGCTT